GGGCCGCCGCTTGGGCCGGTGTAGCCTGTGAAGCCGGTCGGACCTGTTGGCCCGGTCGGGCCGCCGCTCGGGCCGGTTGATCCTGTCGGTCCTGTCACACCAGGAGTGCCGTTCGCGCCCGACGGACCGGTAGGGCCGGTTTCAGTCGAGGGGTTACCTGTTGGACCTGTCACCGAATTGCCGGGCGGGCCGGTGAAGCCAGTCCATCCGGTCGGACCTGTCGCGCCGAAGCCGGTGACGCCGGTCGCGCCGGTCGCACCAGTGAAGCCAGTGTACCCGGTCGGGCCAGTCGGCGCCGCACCAGTCGGCCCTGTGGGGCCGGTTTCAGTCGAGGGGTTACCTGTTGGACCTGTCACCGAATTGCCGGGCGGGCCGGTGAAGCCAGTCCAGCCCGTTGGCCCTGTGGCACCGAAGCCGGTGACGCCGGTCGCACCGGTCGCGCCAGTGAAGCCAGTGTACCCGGTCGGGCCAGTCGGCGCCGCACCAGTCGGCCCTGTGGGGCCGGCGGTCGGGCCCGTAGGGCCTGTCGGCCCGTTCACAACAACGACCGGCTGCGCGGAAATAGGGGCGGGGGTCTGTACGGAGACGGCCATCTTTAATCCTCTGTGACGCCGCGGCAGACGACAAACTTGCCCTGCATAAGCTGCGTGCGAATGGCGGGGGTCGAGCCGTCGAGCATGATGAAATCGTAGACGTACTCGGCGGGCGGCAGAGAAGCCTGCACGTCGGTGTCCGGCACGTTGAGATGGAGGACACGGNTGACAGCGTCGTCGACAACGATTTGGCCGGCGCCAGATGTCCAGGTAACCAGCGGAGCGGTGTCATCCCGCGACGCCTTAACCTCCATCTTGAACGTCATGCCGGTGAACGACCACGTCGTATCGCCGTCCGTGCCGAACTTGAAAGCGTCCTGCACCGTTGCGTTGTCGGATACCGCGATGTCGACGATTGCCGATGTGTTCATTTAACCGCCCCAGTCATTGCCATTGCCGTAAGTCGGCACGCCGCCCTTCTGCGAGACCGAACGGAACGATTGTGGGAAGCGCCATGCGCTGGCGCCCCTGGTGTTCGCCCGCAGCGCCGCCGAGCGGGCATTCGCGACAAACTGGCGGAATTTGGCGAGGTTGTATTTCGCCCCAACCAAATCGCTAAAGCTCTTGTTCTTCTGGTTCTGCAGCATGCCGAGGATGCCGGCCTTGATCGCGAGATGCCATTTCTGCAGCACCCAAGCCGGCGCGATGGGGAGGTTGTCGCGCGTCAGCGGCAGCGAGACCGTCTTCGTGACATAGACGGTGTACTGTTGCGCCTGGTTAGGCGTGTCCTGCAGCAGCACGACAGCGTCGCTGTTCCCCATTTGCGTCGGCGCGGTGCCGCTCATGGGAAGTAGCGCACGAACCGGGCTTCCGTTTGCGTTGCAGACGCCGTCGAGGGCGATGATCTGGCCTTCGGTGGCCGCGATCGGATAGGACAGCGCCTGCTCCCAACCTTGCGGCGTGGTGGGCTGCGACGCCGGCGGTGTTACGTTAATTGTCAGTTCTTCCTTCCAGCACGATGTGTCGCGAAAGAACTCGTCCAGCGTCTCGAACAGCGCCGACTTCAACAGCGCTTCCGATACGCCGGTGAGCTCGACCCGGCACTGGTTGAACACCGTGTTCACGTCATTGGGGTTGAGCATCTTTAGGCCCCCTGCCGCGGCGGCGTGATCATGTTCTTGCCGGTGAGGATGTTGGACATGATGTTGAGGAACGCGACCGCGCGTTCGTCCTGCACATCTTCCTGGTCGCGCTCGATCGCGTGCGCCACCATGCCGTGGAGGAACGCTAGACGAAACTGCTGCTCAATCGGCACAACGGTGCCATCGTTGACGTGGTAGGCCGCCACCGCGCCGCCGCAGCGGTCGTTGAACACGAATAGGTCCGCACGCAGCCGGCGCCCTTCCAGGAGGGCGACGTTCAACGCCGTGAGCAAACTCGTGTCGTCGTAGCGATACGGCGCAATCTGGTCCTGCAGCAACACGCGCGCGTCCGTGATGTAGTCGCTCACGGTGTCGAGCGTGGTGTTCGGTGCGGGGGTGATGAAGGCCATTAGCGGTCCAGTCCAAGCGCGAGGTAGGTGGCGAACAAAACAACTACGATCCCCAGGACGAACCCGGTGCCGAGGGAGGTAATAGCGACTGCGAACATCGGCGTTGCTCCCAAAGAAAAACCCCCGGCACCGTGGATGCCGGGGGCTTACGACTTTGTATATTCAGACCTAGCTGTTCGGCGTCACGACGCACTGCACGAGTGCTTTCCCATCAACAACTTGGTAGCCATACACTTGGAGACCGCGAAGGATCTGACCGAATGTCAGTTCCGACCTTAAGGTCTCCACTTTACTGATTTGTGACGCGAAAGTCAAGCCGTGGGCGTGGCCCGCGAAGATCGGCCACTCGCCGGCAGCGAAGTTGGTGCTGTCGGTCGAGTTGTTCGGCAGCAGGTTCGAGATGTAGATCGTAAACCGATCCACCATGCCGAGCCGGCCGTTGCGCAGCATCGAGACGGAGTCACCCGACAAGTAAGCCTGCCGCAGTTCGGACTGCTTGATCATGCGCCCGGCCCACGCCGGCATGACCACCCAGCGGCCGACCTCCGGGATATTCTGCTCGTCGAGCACCTGGCCCATACGCATCAGAACATCGAGTAGCTCGATGTCGCCGGCACCGGGGTTCTTGGACACCACCGAGAGCGGTGACGCCTTCGTGCCCAGGTTGATGTTGCCGGTGATGGCGCCGGCCGTCGCGCCCTGGTTTACGGCGGCCATCTGGCCGACGATACCGTCGAGCACATCGCTGTCGACCGCGATCTTGAGCTGCTGCGCAGCGTCGTCGGACCACATCGACAGGACGTTCAGGTCGCTCTGAACCTCCATCACATCGTCAAGGACAAGCGAGAAATACTTGCCGTTGCCGATGTAGAGCTCGACCGTGCCACCAGTCGGGCGATCGAGCCCGAGCAGGCCGTCCGACTTGTAGTCGTGGATCGAGATCGTCGGCTTGGTGCGGATCTTGACGCGGTCGCCCGTGTTCTTGATCTCGCCCTCGTAGTCCGTGTTGCTGATGGCAGCGAGCACGGTCGAGGCATAGAACTTCTCGACGAGTTTGCCCGACCAGATCTCCGGGATGAAACCGGTGGCCTGGAGGTTGTTACCCGAGCTACCGGTGGGGTAGATCGCGGGCGAGGACGCGGACGTTGCGCCGGGAAAACCAGAAGAAGGAATGGACATTGAAGCCCCCATGTGTCGGGGGCTTCGCGGGTTTTATGCTGTGCGGAAGAGCCCCCGGTTAAGACCGGACGCGCCCCTCGTTGCCTGCGGCGATCATGTCCGCTTCGAGCCGTGCCCAGTCGTTGTCACGACCAGCCCAGAGCCCGCGTCGGCGATCCGCGTAGTTCTTCGAGATTTGCGCGCGTGTGTAGATCGGCTTTTCCGCGGGCACATCGGATTGACCCGGTGCCGGCCTTGCCCTGCCAGGAGATGCGAGCGACCCCAGATCCATCGCAGGCTGTCGTGGAGCTGCCGGGGCCGGTGACGGTGCCGACAAATCCTGCTGACGCTGCGAAGTCGGGATCGTGCTACCCGTGGCCTTCGCTTCCGTGAGGAAGTCTTTGAACATCTGCACCACCACAGCGGCGTTCGCGGCTTGGTAGGCTTCGTTCAACATCTGACGCCTAACCTGGCCAGTGTAGATGTTTCGTATAGACAGCCAGTGCGCAAACTCGGGGCTCCGATTGACGGCAACCCAGTTCGGAATTTTCTCCGCGAGCGCGGTCTGAATTTCGCGCTGAGCCGTTGTAACGACTCGCTTTTTCAGTTCGCTGTTCTCGTTACGCAGCGCGTCCAATTCAGGCTGAATAGCCTCTCGCGCGGCGCGTTGCGTCAGGTCGATCAGCTCGTGGCCGTAGGTGTCTTCGTCTTCCGGCGTGATCAACTTTGTGTGAGGTTGAGGATTATTCCGCGAGTCAGTCCGCGGCTGCGACGCATTTCGTGCGAGCAGCGCCTGCGTCTCCTGCAGCTCGCGTGCAAGCTGCGCGTTGATCTCGGACAGCTCGCCGTTCTGCTGCTGCGACGCTTTCCAACGCCCCTGCATCGACAGGAATTTCTGTTTGTACGAGTCGGAGTTCTCGTCTTCGGCGGGAGCCGCGTGGTGCGGCGCCGGTTCGGGCGCGGGCGCGGGCGCGGGNTCTGGCGCAGGTTCGGGCGCCGGCTCGGCGTAGACCTGCTTGTGGAGCGCGTCGGCGTTGTCGCCCTGTTCTCGGATATGCTTGGGGAGGACGACGCTCGGGTCGACCGAGCCGTCTGCGAGATGCTGTAGTTCTGCCATTGGTTTGGTCTTTCCAGGGGTGGTTATGGTTGCTGGGAAGCAGCGAGCGGCTTCGGATTGCGAAGCACGTCGAACAGGACGAGCGTCTGTTTCGCTCGACCTTGGAGATTGAGGATCGCTTCCGCGGGGGCGTCAGTTACCGCCACGGTAATTTCAGTCGCGTAGACCTCGAACGCGGACAAGAACGCCTGATAGCTTTCCGGGTCCGCGTTCCGGAGCACGAAGGCGAAATGCCTAAGATGGTCGACGGCATGTGGCGTCATTCAGGAAGCCCCGGGAGACCGCTCGGCGGAGGAGCCGGCTGATCCGAGTCCGCCATCGGGGTCGCCTTGGCGTAAGACTGGATGTTGGGGACGCCGCCGCCAGCGGAGGGGAGGAAGCGTTGCGACGAGCCCTTGTTCGGCGANGANTGCANCGTGCCCTTCTTGTGGACGCCGATCGGCGTCATATGCTTCTTGAACATCACATCCCCCTGAATGTCGGTCCGAACGGACTGGGCTGTCGCGAGCCGGCGGAAGGCTTTGAGCCCTTGCCGTAATCACGGCGGCTTCGCATCGGCTTTGGTGCACCGCCGACGTTGGGCATCGCGGATGCGCCTGGCCCGAGCGCAGACGTCTGGTCGGGTTTCGGAGACGCCTTTGGCGCCCCCGGACCCTGCGATGTTCCTTTGATGCGGAACACCATTATCGCGCGCTCGTGATACCGGCCTTCGCTGGCTCGCTCGCAGCGTAGCCGAACATCTTGCCGGAACCGCCTTTGGCGAACTTGCCGCCATTGCCGGCCGAGTCATGCTCCGTCACGCCCGGCTTCTGCGAGCCCGCGGCGTCGCTCGGCGCGGTCGTGGTTCGATCGCCATGGCCGAACATCGGGGTGTTGCCGCCTTCGGCGAACTTGGCGTTCTTCTCGGTCTTCTTGGTGAAGTTGGCCATAACGGCCCTCCGTGAAATAGGGGGATCAAATTGAACCACCCACTCGTGCGTGCAGGGCAGTTGCGACTTCGTTTATTGCTGGACTGCAACCATAAGGTCGCCGTCACGCGCCGGCAGATAGCGCTTCGGTTTGTCGAAGCACGACGCGATCTGGTTGACTGATTGCGTAACGCCAGGAACAACAACGCACGCCCCCGGCTTCGCCTGCAGGAACGCCTCCACCGCCTCGTTGACGTGGCACCAGGAACGGATCTGATCGCCGGAGCCGAAGATCGTGATCTCGTCCTGCGCTGCGCACTTCTCCATAAAGCTGTGGCCGCCATCGCCATAGACGTTCGGCAGGCGGACAACGGCGCAGCCGAAATAGCGGGCGTAGTCCTCGCACACGCGCTTGGAGATGGCGTAAGGGTTGACCGGGTAGTTCACCATGGCGCTGGACGCGAACACCACGCGATCGGTGTACCGCTCGAAGACCCGCAACGACCCTATGATGTTAGTGCTCGCGTCGCTTCGCGCATCCTTGCAATAGGCGTCGGTTTGCGCCGCGAGGTGATAGACCTGTTTCGCATCCGGAAGATCGCAGTCGCGAATATCCGTTCCACGCTTCAAGTCGATGCGATGGATGATCTCGCCGCGGCACTCAAGCCGCGCGCACAGATGTTTGCCGATGAACCCGTCGGCGCCGGTGACCACGATCACAGCGGCTTCTCCA